ACCAAACAAAAAGGCAAGACCAGCAACAAGACAAACGATAGAAACCCCAGAAGAAGAAGCAATGAGAGTAAAATATGAAGCCGAATTGTCTAAAGTAAAAGAAAACCTTTTAAAACAGACATTTAATTATTATCAAAATTTGTTATTAAAACCTTCACAAAATATAAACCAGATTAACAATATTTATTATACTGTATGGGTTAATTATATAGGTAATAATTTAAGCTATGATGTAAATAGGTATTTACGTGACGGGATGCCAGCATCATTTGAGATATCTAACGACGGAGATTTAGAAGAACTTTATAGAACATTTATGACTATTGTTGATTATTTGGTTGACGACAATCCTATTAAGCCAAATACAACAGATAAGTCATTAATTGATGTGCTTGCTAAAGGTTTAAAAATGAAAGGTTGTTCCCCAGATAAATGTATATTACAAGCACAACAATTAATTTGGGAAACTAAAGACAACGTTAAAAAAATGTTAAGCAAAATGTCGACAGTTGAAAAATTAAATACTTTAATAAATTTTGCCGACCAATCTTTTTCAGCTGTGGGTCCAATAATTATTGGACAAGACCTAACAAGAACAACAAGTGAAAATGAAATATTCTATCGTGGAATTGGCAATTTTTCACCTCAGGATTATATAAGAGACATTGAAAATAATCCCGCAAATCCAGCATACTTATCCACATCTACTGATGAGAAAATCGCCTCTTGGCATGCAAAAAGGAGAACAGAAGCTCAGGGAGGTGATGAGTTAAACAAATTTGTAATTAAATATGTATGTGAGCCAGGAATTAGGGTTATTGATACATTGTTAGCCCTTCATACACCAGTTCAAGCAAGTGAAAAAGAATGTATTTTTCCAAGAGGTTGCTATTCTACATATGTCAGCACAGAAGTGTTACAACAATATTCAACTCAACAGCCAGTAGATGAAAATAATGTGATAAAAGATATTTCTAAAGGAATAGAGATAATAAATGCTCCACTTACTATTATAACAGTTAAACTGTCTGGTCCTGGTGCATCTACTGCCGATGTAGGAGGAAGAAGTAGAAAAAGTAGAAAAAGTAGAAGAAAAATTAGTAGAAAAAGTAGAAGACATTAAATAAGATATACAGTTATTAGATTAGTTATTATAATATTTGTTATATGTGTAAAATATTATGATATACAAGAAAAATATTATGCAACCATTGCAACCTTAATCTGTTCGTGACTGTTGTAATTGTGAATTTCAAAATCAGAAACTTGATAATCGCTTATATTGTCTCTACTCTGTTTAATTGTAACGGTTGGAAATTGAAAAGGTTCTCTTGTAATTTGTAATTTGGCGGCATCTATGGCATTTTCATATAAATGACAATTACCCATAAAATGTATAAATTCGTATGCTTCTAATCCACAATGTTTTGCTAGCAAATGCGTAAGAAAAGAATAAGAAGCTATATTGAACGGCAAACCTAAAATGGTGTCAACGCTGCGTTGATACATTGAACAACTTAATTTATTCCCATCATGAACATTAAATTGGCACAAAATATGACAAGGTGGAAGTGCCATTTCATCTAGTTGACAAGGATTCCAAGCGGTCATAATAAGACGACGACTTGTGCGCTGATTAGGGTCCTTTAAAGCATCAATAATTTGTTGTAACTGGTCAACATTTTTTTGATTATTCTTTTCAACTATCCAATCATCATCACGCCAACCAGATAAATTTCTAAATCCAGATAACTCATTTTGTTTATTTGTAACATATGGTTTATTAAAATGACGCCATTGATATCCATATATAGGTCCAAGCTCATCAACCTCATACTTTTGTAAACCACGCGAATCCAAAAATTCACGAGAAGAGTTACCGTCCCAAATATGAACCCCCTGTTCCTTCAAAAGCTTATTATTAGTGTCTCCACGAACAAACCATAATAGCTCTTTCAAACAAGTCTTCCAAGCGGTCTTCTTAGTTGTTAAAATAGGAATAGAACCGTCCTTTAGAGAGAAACGCATGGTTTGACCAAAGATGCTCTTAGTTTTACCATTTCTACCATCTTCCCATGTACCATTTTCAAGAATATTTTGAATAAGATTTAGATATTGATATTCTTCATGAGAATTATGTTTAATATTAGTGAAAATATTGTCAGATACTTTACTTAAGTTATCAAAAATAATCGATTCAGACTCCATTAATATAATTATTTAGAACCTTTAAATACTTTTAAATAGTTTACATAAACTAATGTTTTTGGTTTTTTTATTTCTTAATATACCTTATATACAGATGGACACTACAGATGACTCAAAAAGTTTTTTTAAACATGTTTTCAATTTTGACGATGATTCAAAATCAGAAATATTAAACATAATTCAATATTCAATAATAGCCTTAATCCCTATTATCATTTTGAATAAAAGTATGTCAAACTATGTTCCTGAAGCAGATGATAAAAAGGGAAGTTTAGAGCTTTCGGCAGAAATACTAATTCAAATAATTGTTATGCTTATTGGGTTATTAATTATTCACAGAATAATAACGTTTATTCCAACATATAGTGGTGTAAAATACCCTGATTTTCATATTATTTTTATAATTTTAGCAGTTTTGATGATTACTTTAAGTTTACAGACAAAACTAGGTGAAAAAGTGAGCATACTTGTTGACCGTCTTATGGAGTTATGGAATGGAAAGGACGAAAAGAAGGGTAAAAAGGGTAAAAATGGAAATGTAAAAGTTTCTCAGCCAATTTCAGGACAAACTGGCTCTATAACAGGTCAAGTCATGCCTCAATCGCAACCAACATATACAGATGGTACATCTATAAATTCATTGCCAACAAGTGATGCTGCTTTAAATGCTGGAACAACTCAACAATTGCCAAATTATGATAACATGTATAGACAGGATACGAATCCTTTGGTAAATGCGAATACTCCAGGTCAAATGGAAGGATTTTCAAATGAACCAATGGCAGCAAATTCAGTGTTAGGGGGTGGAGCATTTGGTTCATGGTAAAAAGATATATGGTAAAAACATATAGTAATTAGAATTATAGTAATAAAAAATATAAATTATTCTGTTTCATATTCCATTCCATTACATATTTTATTCAAAAGCCAAAATAATGTTTCTCTAATTGTTGACATATAAATTATAAAATTATTTTTTTTAATTTAATTTTTATTATACTTAAATATATTTAATTATAATAAATATGGATGTTAACAAATTATTAAAGGCATTAGATGATGAAACAAATGAAAATCTTTTAGATTTTACAAGTCAAAAAATGAAAGAAATGAATTTGAAAATAATTAAAGAACTACAATTACCTAGGGATGAAACATTAGATATAATGAAAAAATTAAGAGAATATAAATATGTTGATGAAATGAGTGATTTAAAATATGGAACATATATTAGATGGATTTGTATTGAAGACCCTAAAAAAATATGTTTAGTAAAGGGTGCTGTTTTTTGTGAAATGAAAATAACTGATGATGGGGTATTTTTAGTTTGTAAAAATTATGGATATAACTCAAGACACTTTCAAATAAAAATGGATACATGTTTAATATTTCAAAAATTAACAGAACAGGAACAAATATTGTTATCGGCATTGGACCATTTGGCAAAATAATTATTTTATTTTTAATTATTTTATTAAAAATAAAATTGAAATGCTTTTATAAATAATTTGAAAAGATATAATTATTACAACAGCGAATCAGGAATTCCAATTTTAGAAATGAATTTTAAAACTATTATCAATTCTGTTTATGAAGTTACTGGGGTATTTATATTATGGATTACCCTACATTTTATTGCTTCTAATTTATATCAGAAATTTTGCGCCGAATTAACTCTATTAGGGTTTATAAAATCTGTATTTGTAGCCCAAGGTCCGCATTGTATTGCATTGAGGTGGGTTATTTACAATGGAGGTATGGTAATTAATAATATGTGGATTTCTATTGGCATTTGGTTTACAGGAAAATTATTAAAACAAATTGTACCAATTTAATATATAAAATAGTTATTGATAAATATTATTTACGTTTTCGCGTTTTATTCTTCTCTCTACAGTTACAATCTAAAAACAATCCAGGGATAAATTTACCTATTTTAATGAGTTCGATATGAGCTCTATGAATAGGTTTTTTTATTGTGGCAGTTTTTTTCCCTTTGCGGTATTTGCTAATACTTTTATACCCTTTGCCATTTTTTATGGAAACCTTACGCACTACTTTAGCGCCACCTGTCATTGTTTTTACTTCAGTATTTTCATAATTAAAATTATCCATTAAGTATTATATATTATTTCAAGAAAATAATATGTAATTAAAGTAAATGGAAATAGAAACATATGTTCATTTATTTCATATTTTAATCGTAGGTTCTCTCTTTTTGTATGTTGGAATAACCAGAAACAAAATACCTTCTTTAATGTATCCTATATTACTAGGTTTAGGCCTAATAATTATTTTTTATCATTGTTTCAAAGTTTATAATTATATAAAACTAGGTAAAGGTTATTGGGTTAATTTGATTCATATATTTATTGTTGGACCATTATTAGTTTATATTGGCTATAATAGAGAGAACACAGCTAGATTATATTTTGAAATACTACTAATGCTAGGGTTTGCTTCTATTGGTTATCATGGATATTACTTATTCCAATAATATAATCTCACAATTAATACAATTATACTTTGTATCTACAATAAGCTTAAAATCTTTAATTACTGGCAAATGATATCTAGTATATGAAAAATTATTTCTTTTTACTTTTGATAAATATTCATGAAGAACTTCTTCATCGAAAACTTCATCTAAATCCATATCGTAATATTGGTATTTTTCAGCTTCATTTGCTAAGGAATATAAAACATTTGGTGTAGTAACACTTCTAATATTATAAATCATATACATTAGATTATTTTTATTAAAACTATTATGCTTTCGTACATTTTTAAAATCGTCAGTAAAATGGCGCTCTTCTAATTGAAAATAACCTTTTCCAAAAGCAAAAAAATCCATAGCTATATCTTTCTCAAAATCTAGTTTATCAAAATCGATAATTGGAACATCATCAAGCATTTCGGTATTTTTTATTCCGCAAATAAAATGAGAACACATATTAAGAGGAAATATTTGTTCGTCTTCATTTATGCTGTCAATATATCTTTGTTTGTCTCCTAAAATATGCTCGCAAGCTTCTTTCACTGACGATTCCATTTTATAAATATAAACCAAAGATTTTAAATATTTATATTTTAATATTTAAAATTTATATTCTATTTTACTTATGAAGGAGAAAGATTTAAAAATAATACCCTATACTGCAACATCACTCTCTGTTGTAGGCAGATTTATATTTATGTTTTTATTATATAGAAATAAAAGTACAAATAGTTTATCCTTATTGTTTTGTATTTTAAGTATTATTTCATCAAGTATGTGGATGTATTATAGTATTGAATTGAATGATTTGCCAATGATTTTGCGAAGTTCAATTGAAATATCATTATTAACTATATCATCAATTTATATAGTAAGAAATAAGGTAATAAATTATAATATCCAAAACCAAATATTACCTAGATAATACTAATATTCTTTCTAACATTCTTTCTAACATTCTCTTTTTACCCAATCTTTACTTAACACTGTTTTTACACTTTCTAGAGCACCCTCGGTCCATCCTTGGTATCGACTTACAACCTCACCAACAACTAACATGCCATTTTGATGATGTTGTGCTTTATTAACAAACTCATTTCTCGTCCTATAAGGACCTTTTAATGGCTCATAATAATGTGTACCAACAGGCCAATAAAAATCCTTCATAGCTATTATTTTTAATGAACCGCTAGGAATTCCTAATGATTCTTCAAGTAAATCACAATACATTTCACGATTTTCAGCAGTGTCTTTTAAATAATTTTTTTGTATTAAAGCATTAGAATTATCGCTATATGCTATCATATAAACCCCTTTATTGGCATCCATAGGAATAATTTTTTGAAGCGGACCAGGAACAATCGTATAACCAGGAACATATTCTTTCATAATTTCAGCTGATTCTTTATTAAATTTAGCATACAATCGCAAAAAGGGTTGACTGTGAATTTGTTGATATAAGCTATTTTTGCTAGAAGCTCCAGGGACAAGTTTTTGAATCCCTGTAATAGTAGTAGCAACAATAACTTTATTAGAATGATATATAGTACCGTTTTCGGTTTTAATTTCAAATAAACATGGTTTACTACCAATTTTTTTAATATCAATAACATCACTAGAAAATTTAAAATGTTCTTTTCCAATAATATGATACAATTTATCTACCATATTTTTCCACGGAATATAAAGTCCAGTCCATCCACCGGTATTATCATCCATCCCATAATTATAGAGTGTTTCATATAAATCGGCATTTTCATAGTCAGTATAACCAGCCGAAATAAGAAATTTTTTATATAATTTGTCATCAAAAAAGGTAAGAAAAAATTGTTTAAATGTTTTATTATGTAATTCTGGATGTTTAACGTATTCTCTCTTTAATTCATTAATTATTTTAAGAATATCAAGATGGTGAAATAATTTAGAATAATACATCACAGAGTCAAATGGTTTATATTTAATACCAATATCATCCATAAGTTTAATTAAAAGTGGATTTTTATCTTTTCTGCCAATCCCAGCTCCAGTTACAATTTGAGTACCATAAAAAGTTTCATTGCTTGTTCTACCACCAATCCATTGTTTATTATGTTTTTCGAGTATAAGAAAAGAAGTATTTGGTGACATTTTTAAAATATTATAGGCACTATAAAGCCCTGCCATTCCACTTCCAATAATAATTATATCATAATATTTATCAGACATATATTAGATTAATATTAATTCTATTTTATCTTTATACTATTTTATAGAAATTTAAAGCCAAAATTATTTATTATTTTTTCTAGTTTTATTTGAAGTAGTTTTTCTAAATGTAACGTATTTTTTTTCTTTACATTTAAATTTTCCTCGAGTAAATCCTTTATTATTAAAGATAGTTTTAGTACATATTCCGATTGACCGAGCTTCATTTTCAGGTTCAATCTTTTTAATACATCTACATAATTTGTTAGCCATTATTTTTTCAGCTTCTATTTTTAATAGCCTTTTAGATTTTGGTATAGGTTTATCATAAAACTCAAGAATTTTTTTATAATCATCATTAGATATTTGAGACATAGTTTTCTATACTATTTACAAATAAAATAATTATAATTAAATTTTATTATAAATCTAAAACCTCTGTTATATATAATAATGAAAATAGTTGTATTTGATTTAGATGAAACCCTAGGATACTTTACAGAGTTAGGTATCTTTTGGGATTGTTTAAAAAATTATTTAAAAATAAAAAATTTAAATAAGACATTATCTCAAACCGATTTTAATAATGTTTTAGATTTATATCCTGAATTTTTAAGGCCAAATATAATAAATATATTAACCTACTTAAAGAACAAAAAACACTCTAAATGTTGTCACAAGATGATGATATATACAAATAATCAAGGCCCACGAGAGTGGGCGCACCATATTATATCATATTTTGAAAACAAAATAAATTATAAACTATTTGACCAAATAATAGCTGCGTTTAAAGTAAATGGAAAAAGAATGGAAATATGTAGAACTACACAAGATAAAACTCATAAGGATTTTATTAAATGTACAAAACTTCCAATAAATGCCGAAATATGTTTTTTAGATGATGCTGTTCATCCAGAAATGATAAATGATAATATTTATTACATTAATTTAAAACCATATTATTACGATTTAAAATTTAACGAAATGTTATTAAAATTTAAAAATTGTGAGTATGGTAAAAAATTTATTGTAGGTGAAGATAATTTTGAATCTATTATGATGGACGAATTTAAAAGATATCATTATGATTGCTTAGATAAAAATTTAAAAGAATATGAAATTGATAAAATTTTAGGAAAACAAATCATGACACATTTACAAGAATTTTTTAATAAATCATTAAAAAATAAAACACGTAGAAATTTAATTAAAAAAAATAGAACAAAACGTAAATATTAATTGGTTATTTTTGTTATAAATTTTTTAGCCTTACTAGATGCGTTGTCTTTTAAATTAGTCAAATATTCATTTAATGCCGTAGTAGTTAATATAAAAAATCCTGCAGTAAATGCTATTTTGGCATCTAAGTTTGTAAATTCATAATTACTTCTTAAAGGGTTAAAACGCCATATTAAAAATAAACAAACATATATTTTGATATAATAATCCAATTGTTCTATATATTTTTGAGCATCTGTTGAAAATCCTAAAGCAGAAATAACCATTAATAAATATAATATTATAAAAACTATATCAAACGCACGTTCTTGAAAAGAATAGAGTTTTTGAGATGATAACATATAATAAATATAAATATATTTATTTTATGTAAGTAAAAAAATTAAATTTAGTTCTCATTTTTAGTTTCAGAATAAAAAGTCAATGTACGCGCACTAGGGTCAGTGGCATTCGTATATTTTGGCATCCAAAAATAAGGTAAAATATGGGAACAATTTGGATAAGCATCATCAAATATCTTCTTGTAATAGTATTTTTCTGTTTCGATACAAGGAGTATAATTAGTTGTATTTTCTATAACATTTAAATGAGATGATATTTGCTCTTGTAATATTTGAAACAACGAACGCCCGTGAGAGCTAACACCATCACTAAACGCCTCTTTCTTTCTCCAAAGAATTTCATCTGGTAGTATAGGCTTTGAATCATAATTTTGAAAATTGTTTATAGTGAAGCTTTGTCTTAGAATATATTTTTCACATTGTTTATAATTTTTATGATTTCTAAAATAAGGAGGAATTGACAAAATATAGTTAACAAAACTCCTGTCTAAAAAGGGTGTTCTAGGTTCAAGACCATGTGAAGAAATAGATTTATCAGAACGCAAAACATCAAATAAATATATGTCGTTTAATAAACGTCTAGTTTCTTTATCAAACTCAATATCATCCGGACATTTATTCATATAAAGATAACCACCAAGTAATTCATCAGAACCATCACCATTAAAAATTACCTTTGCTTCACTATTTTTGCGAATGTATTTTCCTAACAAATAATTACCAATACTTGCTCTAACGGTAGTAGTATCGTAGCTTTCAATATTATAAATTACTTCTGGAATAGCATTAAACATATCTTCTTCGGTAACAATAATTTCCGTATGATTTGTACCCAAATAATCGGCAACAATTCTGGCATACTTTAGGTCTTCTGAACCTTGTAGTCCAATACTGTATGTCTCTAATTTATTTGGAATATTATGTATATTATAAAAATTATTAACAAGAGCGGCGATTAGACTACTATCTAGGCCACCAGATAGTAAACATGTAATAGGTCTTTCGGTTGTTAAGCAACGTTTAATAACTGCTGAATTTAGCAAATTAGATATTTTAAAATTTATGTCATCAAGTAATAAACTGTGCGAAAAATTGGGAATAAAATATGGTATATTTTTGTACATTGGTTCCCAAGAAGATAATATTTTATCAGAAAAATTAAAAACACTATAAGTACCGGGTTTAAATTGTTCAATAATATAAGATTCTTTATTTAAATTATAAAGTTCACTCAAACATTTAAGCTCTGAAGCAAATCCAAACATTTTATTAGAGTCATTCGTAATATTAATCATTTGATATAATGGTCTTACTCCTAATGGGTCTCTAGCAATATACACATTATTATTTTGAATATCATAAAGGAGAAAAGAAAAAACTCCATCTAACATATTAAGAGTTTGTTGAATACCGTATTTAAGATATAAATGAATAATAACTTCACAATCAGAACCGGTTCTAGCTTCTACTCCCATAAGTTTATACAAATCTTTATAGTTATAAATTTCTCCGTTACAAATTAAAATAATTTCATCAATAATTAATGGTTGATTGGATTCTTCATTTAAACCATTAATAGCTAATCTATGAAACCCTAACATCATTCTAAGAAAAGAATATTCTAATTTAGAAAACTCAGGACCACGATTTTTTCCTTTTACAAAACTATCTTCAATTATTTGTAATGGCGCCTTATTATTTAAAATCGCAAAAATTCCACACATGAATGATATAATAATATAGTCAAAAATCTTTATACTAGTTTACAAAGTAATTAAATTAGGTTTAATATAAAAAGTTAAATATAAAAAATATATATTCATTATATAAAATGAATAACTGTAATCAACAACAAGAAAGTGTATCCAAAATACAACAACAAACGAATACAAGAATATATGATAGAAATATTCCATCTCAAATGCTACAACCTTATTTAGATGTGAGACCTGTAATGACAAAATATTCCTATTTACCTATTGTTGACCCAAGAAAGCCTATAAATGTTCCATTAACAGTGCAACCAACATTTAGTCCTCATACTGTATTTAATCCAGGTAATACAGAATCTCCATGGTCAGGTTTTGCTTCAAAAATAAATGTTGAATCTGAATTAAGAAATCAAATATATGCTTTACAAAAATGTAGCCAAGCAGTATATGTTCCATCAAGCAATAGTGACTTATATAATTATGGTTTTACTCCAAATACATCATCTCAATCGCATTCATTGTTATTTCAAAACCAAAGTTTTTCACAATTTAATCCTAATCCAGACTCAAAAATAGTAGGTACTGATATGTTTTTCAATTCTACTAGAGTACAGGTGAGAGATATGACAAAACAAAAATGTTAAAAGTAGAATATGTATAAAAATAATATTACATATATAAAATAAATGTCAGATGCCTTTATAAATCAAGTAACTTTAGATTGTTTATTAAATAAAGAAATGTTTAATAAACATGTCAAAAATCAAAAATCAAAGTCAATTAACAAAGAAGAGAGAAAATTTTATAAAAAAAGAATTTATAATTTATTTAAAGAATTATTGATAACAAAAGAAGAACCTGAAGATTTATTACCAGATGTAAAATATGCTTATGATAATTTTATTCATTCTTGTATTCATTATTTTAAAACAATTGATAACAATGATTTGAATCAAGAAGAATATAAAAATTTAAATGAAGAGCCTGATATAAGTAACATTCCAGAATTAGATGATGATAATTTAAAAACAGAAGAGGAAGCCAATAAACTTTTGATGCGTTCAATTAAAATTACAACACCTCCTTTAGATAAATTTGTAAAAAGAAAGACTACAAAGGTTGAAGAGAAATTAATAATACCAAAACAAAAAGAAATTAATTTAAATGATCCAGAATTAAAATTAAAAGGTATAAATAAAAAGAAAAATATCACTAATAAATATGATGAAATCAATAACTCAAAAAAATAGAACAAAGAGGATATTAACAAAAAAGAAAAATAGAGTTAAAATAAATAAATCTAGGAGAAATAAACAAGTTGGTTCTTCTAGACAAAAAAAATTACAACATGTTAATTGTAGTCCCAAAGATAAAAAGGAAATGAATAATTTTACTTGTTACACAGATAAATCATTATATAAGCTCCGCGATTTATGGAATGCTAGACATCCTGATATTAAAATAAATACAAATAACACAAAAGAGATACATAAAAAATTAACAGAATATTTAAGCGGTGTATGTAATAAAGAGTCATGTTGGATAAAACAAAAAAAAGAATTTGGACCAGTAAGTAGTGAAATGAGCGATTCTTTTGCTCCAGAATCACCAGATGAATGGAAAAAAAATCCAAATGAATGGTTATCTAGTATTGATATAATGAAAGTAATGAAACAATATGAAAAAGCATATAAATGTTTTGATTTTATAGGCCCAACCCCTATTGATTTTGATACAAGAAAAATGTATGGTGAATGTGTTTGGGAAGAATTATGTAATTTTAATTTAGCTGAGCAAATTAAAAACGGCAAGACAAAAATTGGTATTATATTTAATACAGACCCACATGATAAACCAGGCCAACATTGGATATCAATGTTTATTAATATTAAAAAGAAGCATATCTTTTTCTTTGATAGTACTGGAGATAAACCTACAAAGGAGATAATGGCTTTAGTAAATAGAATAAAAGAACAAGGAATGGCTTTGAAACCCAAAATAGTATTTAAATTTGATAGTAATGAAGGTATAGAGCATCAATATGGAAATACAGAATGTGGAATATATTCATTATTTTTTATTGTTCATATGCTTGAAGGGAAAATGACAGAACATTATTTAAAAACTCATATATTAAAGGATGAATATATGCAAAAATTTAGAAAGATTTATTTTAATGATTCACTATAATATTATATCTTATATATTATGATTTAAACTGCGTAAAATTATATAAATAGATTTTTATATAATTTATATTAATGATAACAAATTTTTTAAATAAGGACAATGTTAAAATATTATGGGATGTAATAAGTGATGAAGATATTATAAAAAACCAATCACTCGACTTTAAAGAAAATATGTTTAATTTATTTACTAGTAATATCAGGGGATTTTATGATATTGAAAGTAAGAAATCAAATAATTTGGTAGAATTAAATAAAAAATATATTATGTTAGTATTAAATCACTCAAATAAGGTTATAAAAAATAGTATGTCTACAGAAATAAAAAAAATTAAAATATCGAATGAGACGCCAAATAATGTGAATGAATTAATAACATATGAAGAAATTCAAAACGATAGAAGAAGTCAGTTTGACAAAGATTTAAATAAGCGCCAAGAAGAGTTTACAAGTGCGATGTCTTTACCAGTTCCTCCAGTACCAAAATTTACTGATAGTTTAGATGATGGACCAATAAGTGAAATGGAAAAAGCAATACAAGAAATAACTGCCCAAAGAAATTATGATGTTGAACAAATAAATAGGAATAATAATAATAATTTAATTGAGAATTCTAGTGTAGATAATTGGTTAAAACCACAAGAAACATCTGTAAAAACTGATAAATTTGTACAACCTATTCAAAATAATAATAATAATGGTAATAGGCTAAAATATATAAAAATAGATAATTCAGATATTGATAATACCATTTATCAAAACCAAGTAATTGATTTGGGTAATAAAGAGCAAGAAAGTCCTAAAAAAAATGTGACATGGGGTAAAAATGAATTCTATAATAAAAATGAAGCAAATGAAATTAAATTAGAAATGGAAGAAATAGAAAAAGATAATGATAATGATAACGATATATTTAAATTATTTAAGAAAATACCTAATAAACAAGAAACAACAGAAGAAAAAATATCACTACTTCAACAAGATATAAAAAATTTAAACAGCAAATTAGATAATATTTTAGATTTATTAAATCGTACAATAATTAAATAATTAAATAATTATTTAATCTTTTAAACTATAATATTATTTTATCATTTTAAATTATAATAATATGTTAAAACTTAAAAATATATTTAGACAACTTCCAAATAAATTATTATTTTTAATATTAATTCTTTTAATTATTGTATCCTTATTTTATATATTTTTTAAAAACATAATTGTTGAGAATTTTGGAGGCTCGAACGATAATCTAGCATTTGATATTCCAACTTTAAAAAAATGGTCATTTGAAGAATCTAAAAATTGGTATAAAATACTAAAAGGTGGTTATAAAAAAAATTTTAGTGAGTTAGGTTTTACAACTCCTAACTCAAAATTATCTATATTATTTTTATTTACAAATTTAAAAGGAACTGATTATTGGAGAAATATTTTTCGTTTTACAAATACAA